CGTAAAACCGGCGGGCGTACTCCAGTCAAACTGATCTGGTCGGCGCACTGCATCCTGAGTGCGGCGACGCCAAAAGTGCAGCGTGAAATCCGCAACTTTGCGGTGCAGATGCTGTGCCTGGTGGACGGCAACAAGTGGGGCTTGGGCGGTGCCGTCGAGCGTCCCGCCGAACTGCCCGAGGCGTTTCCGGGGCTCTTCAATCCGGGTGAGATGGGCTTTGAAAGCTGGATTGTCAACTGGTCGCAAGTCGTGCACCTGGGCGACAGCTGGGAGCTGCCGGTCGATGAAGTCTATGTCCGGGAGTCGCCGAACATCGGCGCCGATCATCAGGACGACTACCGGAGGCTGGTCTGATGGATGTCCTGCAGCGTCTGGAAGAATTGGAGCGGCGTGTCGGGCAGATGGTCGTGCGCGGCAAGATTGCCGACGTCGACCCGGTGCGACACGTCGCCAAGGTCGAATACGGCCCCGGCCAGACCACCGGCTGGCTGCAATGGAAGCCGATGCGCAGCGGCAAGGCGATTGTCTGGTGGTGTCCAGAGGTCGGTGAAGGGGCCACGGTGATCAGCGAGGGCGACCTGTCGCTGGGTGAAATCCTGCCCGGCAGCTACCACAAGGATTTTCAGGCACCCAGCAGCAACCCCGAGTTGTTCCTGGTGCAGTACGGCGACGGCGCCACGATGGCCTATGACCGCGAGGCGCACCTGTATCGACTCACTCTGCCGGCCGGCGGCCGGGTGGAGCTGGTGGCCCCGGCCGGTTTCAAATTGACCGGTGACACCGAAATCGACGGCGCGTTACGCGTAACGAAAGACACCACCTGCGACGGCGAGGTGTCCGACCAGGTGCGCTCAATGAGTGCCGACCGTGAACTGTACAACGTGCACAACCACCCCACCCCCGATGGCCCCGAGCCGTCGCAATAGAGCATCGCCATGAAACAAGGCATGGACCGCCGCAGCGGGCGTCTGATCAGTGGCATCCCCTACCTGTGGCAACGTCTGAGCGATGTCATCAGCACGCCGCGTGGATCCGTGGTCGGGCGCCGAGACTTCGGCTCAGAACTGTTTGAGATGATCGACCGCAATGTCGACAGCGGCTTTTACATGGAAGCCTACGTGCGCCTGGCCGAGGCCATCAACAGCCCGGCCAACGGCCTGGAGGACTTTCGCCTGACGACCATGCGCGTCGAGCAGGTCAGCGAACATCATGTGGACATTTACCTGGCCGGCGTTTTGCTGGATGGCGACACCTCGTCGCCGGTTGAGCTGGAGGGCATACGCTTGTGAATGGAATCAGTCTTGAACTGTTACCGCCGCTGACGGTGGTGCCGCAGATCGACTATGAAGAGATCGTCGCGGACATTGTGGACAAGGCCCACCTGGAAAACGCCAGCCCAGCCGATCCGGCGTTTCGGGTCGCTCTGGCCGGGGCTTATCGGGAACTGCTGATCCGTCAGCAGGCGAACGAACAGGCGCAGGGATTAACCCTGGCGTATGCCGTCGGCCCGCAGCTCGATCATATTGGTGTCACCTACTACCGCACGCCGAATGGCTTGCCGGTGGAGCGCCTGGCCGGCGAAAGCGACGACGACTACAAGGCGCGTTTGCAGGAATCGCCCGAGGGCATGTCGGTGGCAGGCCCCGAGGGCGCTTACCGCTTCCATGCCCGCAGTGCCAGTGCGCTGGTCGCCGGGGTGGATGTTGACAGCCCGACGCCCTGCGTCATCGTCCTGACCGTGCTCAGTCGCGAAGGCCCGGCCGAGGGCCAGAGCGATTACAGCGGTCCGCTCGATGGCGTGGCCAGCCCCGCCTTGCTGGCCACGGTCGCCGCCGGTGTGGACCCGGTGCGCCCCTTGGGCGACCGAGTTACCTACCAGTCGGCCGAGATCGTGTACTACCAGATTGAGGCGGTGATCATCGTCGACCGCGATCTGGATCCCGAGATGGTCATGGCCGAGGCCCAAGCCCGCGCTGACGATTATGTCGCCACGGCCTGGCGTCTGGGGGGGCTGATCGTGCGCTCGGCGGTGGATGCGGCGCTGACTGCCCCGGGCGTGGAGGAAGTGATCCTGCCGGATGACTGGGTTGATACGCGCTGTGCACGGCATCAAGCGCCGCGCTGCAATGGCCTGGTGCTGACCTTGGGCGGTTCGGTATGACCGGCTTGCTGCCGCCGCACCTGAGCGAGCTGGAACGCGACATCGATGCGGCCTTGTCGCGTATCGGTGATATTGAGCTGCCCACGGCTACTCTGTGGGATCCGTGGAATTGCCCGGCGCAGGTGTTGCCGGTGCTGGCGTGGGCCGTGAGCATCGATCAGTGGCGCACGGCGTGGCCCGAGGCGCAGAAGCGCCGCATGGTTGCCCAGTCCCTCGACGTGCACCGCATCAAGGGCACCCGGCGCGCGGTCGACCTGGCGGTCGCCGGTTTTGGTTTGCGCGTGGTCATCACCGAGTGGTTCGACGCTGAACCGCCGATGCCGCCCGGCACCTGTCGGGTCGACATCTACAGCTTCAACGATGCGGTCAGTGAAGAACTGGCCAATGAAGTGTTCACGGCGATTGAAAACGCCAAACGCAAATCCATTCACCTGATCGGCTTTTCGCTGAACCTGCAGAGTCGTGCGACGGCATACGCGGGCTGCGCGGCGCTGACGGGCGAGTCCATCCGCGTGTACCCATGGCAGCCGGCGAGCATCCCGGCGCGGACCTGGGTGCGTTTGGCGGTGGGTGCCCGTTTGCAAGAAGTCGTTAGAGTTTACCCGGAGGTAGTATGAATTACCGGTCACTTGCGACCACGATAGGCCGTGCCAAGCTGCAAAATGCGGCACTGCTGCAACGGCCGTTAAAAATCGTCAGCATTGAATTTGGTGATGGCGCGGGCAGCCAATACGAGCCGACCGGTCTGGAAACCAGCCTGCGCCGAAAGGTTTACGACTGCGCGCCGTCGCGCATCGCCGAGGCGGGCGAAGCCGAGACGTGGATCGAGATCGAGGCGGTGATTCCGGCCGAGGTCGGCGGCTGGTACCTGCGCGAATACCTGGCGCGGGATGAAGAGGGGCATGCGATCTTTATCGGAAACCTGCCCGAGAGTTTCAAACCGGTCAGCTCCAGTGGGGCGATCAAGGACATCGCCTTCGAGTTGCTCTTCGACATTCAGAACGCCGACAGCGTGGTGTTGCAGGTGGATCCGTCGCAGACCATCGCGACCATCAAGCGCGTAGAGGAGATGATCGCTACCGAACTGGCCAAGCTCGATCACAAGCACTCGGTGGGCTTTGCGACCACCGGGCCGATTGCCCTGACCGGCCTCGACGTGCAGGCCGGTGGGGACTGGACGACGGCGCTGACCACCGGTACGCGTATTCTGGTGAAGGATCAGGCCGCAGCCAAGGATAACGGTCTGTATAGCGTGTCGGCGGCGGGTGTGTGGACGCGTAGCGCCGATGCCGACAGCAGTCTGGAAGTGACGCCGGGGCTGTTGGTGCATGTCGAGCGCGGCACCACCAATGGCGACAGCATTTGGCAACTGGTGACGGATGCACCGATTGTTCTGGGTGTGACGGATCTGCTGTTTGAAATGGCGGCCGGGCGCACCGGTGTCAATGCCGGCACATACCGCAGTATGACCGTGGACAAATACGGTCGGGTGGTGGGCGGGACCAACCCGACCACGCTGGCCGGTTATGCGATCACAGACGCCTTCACCAAAACTGAAACAATCGAGTTGATTAACGGCGGTGTCACCAGTCTCAGCGCGGACACCGTGCTGACCTTCAGCCAGCGCGGGCTGGTGCTGATTGACGCCAGTGCCGGCTTCCGGGCCATCACGCTGCCAGCGTCTAACGCGGACCTGGGCGTGACGGACTTTATTGTTCGTCGTGTTGATAACAGCGGTTACAGCCTTGTCGTCCAAGCGTCCGGAACGGACAAAATCAAGTTCCACACGCACTTGAATGCGGCAGGCTATCCCTTCCTGGTCCTCATGGGCGCGGGGGACTGGTGGCATTTGCGCAGTGATGGGTCGGGCGGTTGGTGGCCTGTGGGTCGCTTCGACGGCACACCGCTGGGACGGCCCGTGTTTGAAACGACGACCGTATTTAATCCGGGAGGTTACGGTCCGTTGAGCGGTGGCCTCTTGATTCGTGCCTCCTGGCCATGGTTGTGGGATCACGCCCAGCAGTCGGGAATGCTGACCACGGAGGCATTTCGCGAATATTTGATTGGTGGCTGGACCACGGGTGACGATGCCACAACCTTCCGTTGTCCAGATGCGCGCGGTAAATTTTTCCGAACCCATGACGAGTCTGCCGGGATCGATCCGGGTCGTGTTGCGGGCAGCTATAAGCTCGATGAACTCAAGGAACATGCCCACTATGTAGGTTCCGGAGGCTACGGCACGCAGGCGATGGGCGGCGGGAGCATCACCTATGCCACCTGGGCCGGTGGCAGCACTGGCGTTGCGGGTGGCTCTGAGACGGTCCCGAAAAACATTGCTTATCCGGGCCGAATGAAAATGATCTGAGGTTCCAATGAATATCTATTTGTTTGACCCGTTCGGCATTCTGACCGGACCGTTTAAGTTGTCTGATTTTCCGGAGGTCCCGGGATTTGGCCAGCATCTACCGGGCAATACCATCGAGCTGGAAAATCCTTTGGCCCAACCCGAGGCTGGCCACGTATGGGTGCTGGTCGAGGGGGAGCCGCAACAATTGGCCGACTATCGCGGGATGGTTTACCACACGGATACCGGCGCCGAGCAAGAGCATTTCGAGCTTGGCGATCTGCCCGAAGGACTGACCGCCAAACCCTGGCCCGGTCAGTCCTATGTGTGGGCTGGTGGCGATTGGGTTCTGGATGAGGCAGCGCAGATTGCCGCGGCGCAAGCGGGTGAGCGAGCGTGGCGCAATCGTGAGCTATTTGCCTCGGATCGACTGGTGTCACGCCATCGCGACCAGCACGAAGAAGGCGACGTCACGACGTTGACGTCCGAGCAATACGTTGAGTTGCAAACGTATCGACGACAGTTGCGCGATTGGCCGCACGCCCTTGATTTTCCCGACAGCGCCGAGCGCCCCGCGCCGCCGAGCTGGCTGCACCCTGACATTCCCCACGCCGCGTAAGCGGTTTTTTTACGCCTGCCGCAAGCCCTGACGGGGCGTGAGGGTGGGCTTTTTCATGCTGGAGATAAGTAATGGCAGCTGACTATCTGCACGGGGTCGAGCAGTTCTACATTGATAATGCCGGTCGTCCGATTGAAGTATTGGCCGCGTCGACCATTGGCTTGATCGCCACCGGTACCGACGCCGATGCCACCGTGTTCCCATTGAATGTGCCGGTGCTGTGCAACAGCGAAAAACTGATCGCCAAAGCCGGCACGTCAGGCACCCTGCGTCTCGCCCTGGAGGACATCTACCGCCAGATCGGCGCGGTGGTCGTGGTGGTGCGTGTCGCCGAGGCCGTCGACCTGGATCCGGTCGAGCAGGAGAAAAAGCAGATCGCCAATGTGATCGGCCGGCAGGACAACGAAAGCGGCGAATACACCGGACTCAAGGCGTTGCTGGCAGCCGAGTCGCTGGTCGGCGTGCGCCCGCGGCTGATCATCGCCCCGGAGTTCAGCCACTTGACCGGCGTCGGCGCCGAAATGGAGGTCATCGGCAAAAAGCTGAGTGCGATCCCGATTATCGACGGCAGCGAAAGCGGCTTTTCCGAGGTGCTCGATGAGTGCGAACTGTACGACGAGGTGTTGTTCGTCAACTGCGGGATCAAGGTCCTCGACGAAAACGGCGACGTGGTGACGCGCAAGGCCTCGGCCACGGTCGCCGGCCATATCGTGCGTGTCGACAACGAGGAAGGCTATTGGCACAGCCCGTCGAGCCGCAAGATCTACGGCATCCTCGGCACATCCGAACTGATCGACCATGCGATCGGCAGCACCACCAGCAAGGCCAACTTGTACAACGGCAGCAACATCACGGTGATTGTGCAGCAGCAGGGCGGCTTCTATCTGTACGGCAACCGCCTGGCCAACGGCGTGATGTTGCCGCACCAGCGCATCCGCTACATCGTCGGCGATTCGATCCTGTATGCGCATCAGGAACTGGTCGACCGCAACATCACCAAGGGCTACGTCGACGGTGTGAAAAACCGGGTCAACAAGCTCCTGCGCCGATTGCTGACACGTGAAGTGAT